TTGATCTCTGTCCCAATTCAGTATATATTTCTTTTGTTCCACTAGGACTAAATTGTCGCTACCTGTGTCTATTAATTCAGCATCTTGTATGTCTGCACGATCCAATAGACTTATAGTATACAACATTCCTAGTCCTCTTGCAAGCCCACAGAACAAATTGTCATCTAACAGCTGCCAGGGATCGGGCCATTTGTCACAATCATCCCAGTGTAAATGATAAGGAATCCAAGGAGTAGAAAACCACCATTGATTAATGGTGGTTAGGGCCGATTCAACATCGGCGGTAGCAGCTTGGTTTCTCAGTGTGTTCCAAGAACTCAGGCGATCAGCAAAAGTTCTAGGCCACATCAAATGCCAAAGTTTACTACAGAATACCTAATTGAAGCATTTGTACCAGTACTGGTACAAGTGTAACCTACTGACAACACAGTGCCGCTGTCTGCTGGTGTGAGTGTTACGCCAGTTGACCCGTTTTCTGTAAAGTTGTCAACATAACTGAAACCAGTGGCAGTGGCAGCTTGGCCGCCTGTCACTGTGATTGTTCCTGTGCGTCTGGTGTCAGATCTAGTGATCACGTAATCAAAACTAAACGAAGTAATAGCAGTTTTATCAATCACCACAAGGTTGCCGCTGCCATTGTCGACCAGTGTGTCTGATATGCCTGATGATCGCTTTAACGTTCCAAGATCCAGGCTCATTCCAACGTTGGTAGTGGTTGCTTGCGATTGGTAAAACACAATGTCTCTAGTGTTCTGACTCATTGCAATGGAGTTTGTGGTAGCAAGACTGATTCTAGGATGGGTGCCGCTTTGACTGTCATTGCGCTCAAACAAGTCACCAACAGAAATATTATTGTTGGCGTCAATGCTGATGATAGCCGCTGCTGGCAATGTGGCGCCATTGAAGTGATTGGCCACATCATAAAAAATATTGTAACCAGTGGCATTCAAACTGCACTCTTGAATGATAATACCTTCGCCGTAGATGTTGTCAAATACATTATGCAACACTTTGAAACCACTTGGCCCGCCATCTACTGGTGTGGCACTACCCAACACCACGCCTTGATATAGCACATCAAACCATCCATTGCTGACAGTGACTCCGGCAGTTTGGTGGTCAGTGTTGATACCATAAGTCATGCCAGTGAATTTGCATTTGTCCATGGTAATTTCTGTGCAAGGCAATGCAGTGGTTGAACTGAACGTGATACCACTAACATCTTCCACAGCATCTTGTAACTCTACAGTAGTGAGATTGCTGGCAAAGGTCACATTATCCATACTGACTTTTTTAGCCTTTTCAATCAAACACACATTGTGACTGCCTGACTCGGTGGTCTGGAATGACATGCTGGATATTTCAATATTTTGTGGAGGACTTGCTCCGCCCACTCCAATGTTAACACCAGTTTGCTGTTGACTGTCGGCAGTTCTAACAACCAATTCTGGTAGTGCGGCTACTGCTAACCAATAGCTTGCATTACTTAGCAAAATTCCAGTGGCTGGCACCGCGGCAATACTACGGTAGTAGCTGCCTGAACTTTTGACCAACACACCAGATGCATAGGCAGTGTTTGCAGCCCAAGTTTGCACAGTAAAATAAATGATACTGGAATCGGCACCTTCTCCATACAGTTTGGCCCAAGGCGGGATCAATATAGTTTTGGTAACAACGTAGCGGCCTGCTGGGAAAAATAAGCTTCGACGTATTTGCGTGTTGTTTTGCACACAGAACAATTGATAAAGTGCTCGATTAATAGCATCACTGTCATCCGTGCTGCCATCGCCTGTGGCACCAAAGTCTGTTACAACAGCATAACTGTCCAGTCTGCTTTGTATGCTTTGACTGACAGGATCACCAGACGTGGGACCTGTTTGTACTGTGTAGCCAGCTGCTTCGCCTTGGTAGGTGTATGCTGTAGCAAAACTAAGAATGTCTGAAAACTCTGTAAGAACTTCAGTATTTCCTACTATTGGAGCACCGTCAGCAATTGTGCCGTTACCAATGTAGAGTTTGCGCTGGTCAATTGCCCAGCCGAATTCGGCTCCGGCTAAGGGTTGAGGCAGGTCTGTCTCAAGCCCGGTTCGTTGGGTTATTCTAGATACTTGTACTATTGCCACGGTGATGGTCCTCGACTATGACATATTTAGCATGTAGTACTGTTCAACCTTTTTCCACCACATGGTGCGATACTTCTCAAATTCCCCACCTTCTAGCACAAATTCCTGATATTTAGGCTGGCCTACAATGTTGTGTTGCTCATCTAGATCAGGCTTAACACACATCAAAATTACACCTTTTTTAATCCGTGTGCCATGCAATTCATTGTGGGCTTCTGCGTATGCACACAGTTGTACAAAGTAGTCGTCAATCCACTCGCGCTTTTTGGGTTTATTGGTTTGCTTGTAATCCAGGATTGATTCTTCATTTAAATGAATGCCGGCACCGTCTGTTGTGCCTGCATACACGCCGGGAAAGTACAAGGGTACTTCAATACCCCAAAATTCACTCACATTTTTTAGTCCCTTATTGACTACTTCTTCTGCCATAATATGGCTGGGCCAACTGAATGGATTTGATCCACGGGCAGGTATAGCACCTTCTCTGATGTACTTTTCGAGATAGGTGTGCATTCTAGTACCACGATTGGCAGCTTCTGTTGTGATGGCCTGTGCTCGTTCCGCACCAACTGCTCGACGCCAGTTGTGCAAGGCAGCTCGGCTTTCTTCACTTTTGGTTCGGTCCAGGATGGTGGTCACACTAGGAAGTTTTTGGCCATCTGGTGTGGCATAAAATCTCTTGCCGTCTATTGTGACCCTGGGTATGGATTGATAATCAAATTTTGGATTGTACATATTGATGGTAGGCGTTTGCTACATCTCTGAAACTTACCTTGGGAAATTTCCAATATAGAGACAGCCTCGGAGTGGTGTAAGATGATTGACATATTTTTACGCTATGGCATTTGTCTACATTTAGAATACATGCGTCATTAACAATTTCAACTTTGGCAACTTCGACAACTTTGCTAGGATCAACAATGTTGTTTAAATTCAAACCAAGCCTGAGATTTTCGCTGAATAAAATAGCATGGGTAAAATTGTATGTGAGTAGTTCTTGTTGAATCTCGGTTGGCAGACTGTGAAATAGTTCTGGGCTGTCACAATCAGGCCATTTCGGATCCTTAATAGCAGTGTAATGATCTTGCCAAGTTAATATATCGAGCTTATGGTTATAAAATGTTGTAAAAGTATCTTTGTGATTGATCAATGGATGTATAACAGATACTCTTTTGTCTATATCAAAATGTATTGGAATAGCTAATCCATTTGTGTTGGCGGTGATTGATTGTAGCCTTATTACTGGCTCATCGTCTATTAGATCAAAAAAATCTTTATAGTAATGATAAATTGCCAATTCTAAATCCCTGGGCAAACTCCAAGTTTTTACTTTTCCTAATTTTTTAAAATTTGTACCATAGTGACTTAGATAGCTATCAAGCAGATGTGCTGGTATATTATTTGCAGCTCTGGTATTGTCAATGTCATAAAAATCTTTATCGTTGTTAGTTAGGCATCTGGTGTCTAAATTACAAATTTCTGTAATAAATTGTTGTGTTAAATTTAAAATTGGTGCCTGGTGAAAACAGAAATTCATACTCTAAAACTTTCTCCGCAACCACAGCGATCACGTTCATTAGGATTGAGGAATTCAAAACCCTCATTGAGACCTTGACGCACATAGTCTACAGTGACACCTTGCAGATAAACTTCGTTTTTCTTATCAACCAGTACCACAAAGTCTGCTTGGGCATAGTTAATGTCTGAGTCAGAAGGCGTGTATTTTTGTACATATTCTAACACATAGGCCAGGCCTGAACACCCTGTAGTTTTTACCCCAAGGCGAATGCCAGCATAGTTTTTGGCTTGCAGTAGTCGTTTTACTTTGGTGTATGCCTGATCAGTTAGAGAGATCATGCTTTTTTCTGTAGTCCTCTACTGCGGCCTTTATAGCATCTTCAGCAAGAATAGAACAATGAATCTTGACTGGTGGCAGTGCGAGTTCTTCAGCAATCTCTGAATTTTTAAGAGCTGCCGCTTGGTCAAGCGTTCGTCCTTTAACCCACTCGGTAACAAGAGAACTGGAGGCAATCGCACTGCCGCATCCGTATGTTTTGAACCTTGCGTCTGTGATGATGCCATCTTGTACTTTAATTTGCAGTTTCATTACGTCGCCGCAAGCAGGTGCGCCAACCATACCAGTACCAATATCAGTATCACTCTTGTCAAAAGAGCCGACATTCCGGGGATTTTCATAGTGATCAATAACTTTGTCTGAGTATGCCATATTACATTCTTACCAGTACTTCTTGATAGTGTCCGTTGAATAAGACCAACTGCTTGCGATAAGGCACGCCGTCGATATAAACAACATCACTAAGGGACGGAGACATAACTGGAGGTTGTTGTACTACCAACGGTCTGGTGATAGCATAAACCACAACGCCTCCAACCACAGCAGGAGCCACCCATCCCCAACCTCCGCCATGATGGCGATGATGTGGTGTGTGTAATGCAGATCCGTGATATCCGTTAGGTCCAGCAAATGCGCTGGAGGTAACAAAAGTTAAAATGGTTAGAAGTCGTTTCATATCAGCCTCCTTATGTAAGCAGTATACTGTATTTAACGCCTTGTGTCAACCAATGGTTGACTGTTACATTGGACGTTTCATGGCCGATTTGGCCATTTTATCTACCACTTGTTGTGCTTGGGGAACTGACATTTTGGGCTGTACCGTTTGTTCAGCGCCGCCTTTGAACACAATGGGGTCAGTTGAGCCAGGTTGTATGGGTTCTAACACATTGCTCAATGGTGGTTGCCCAACTAGATCCATAATGTTTCTTTGATTGACAGGTACGTCAAGACTTTGGGCAATAGAGATAAAAGCATCTTGACTGATTTGTTTTTGACTGTTGGTGTCGTCTGCACGACCATTAAGAAAATCTACTAGACCCAGAAGTTTGTCTGGGTCAGGTGTTGCACCATCAAAGGTATCAACTTCAAAGATTTTCATTATCTGCGGCCACGACCCAGTGCGCCTGCGGTACCCACTGGCTCTTCAGCAGGAGCAGCCATGTCAGCACCTGCGTCGGTAGCAGCAGCATCAAGATCGGCACCTACATCAGCACCCATGTCAGCACCAGCGGCCATGTCAGCACCCATGTCAGCGCCAAGTTCGGCGCCTAAGTCTGCACCAGCTGTGCTGGGTGCGGCTTGGCCAGTTACCACGCCAAGTGCTTGATCAAGTTGTTGCTTGGCACCTTGGAGGTTTTGCACCAGACCAGTAAGTGCGGCTGTGGCATCAGCGTTGAATTGCGAAGCTTGGTCAATGCCCACTTGATTCTTGATTGAATCAACTAGAGCTGGCAGTTCTTTAAATTGCATTTCGCTGGCATCTTCCAACATTGATTGCATCTTGTCAACCATGTCTTGTGCAGCCAACACCACTTGAGCTTGTTGCACTTCAGACTCTTTCAGCATGCGATAAGCATTGCGCAAGCGGCTTTCAGCTTTCATCAAAGCAGCGCCTGCAACGAGTTTTTGTTCGTCGGGATTCAATGTTTGACCTGCGGCACTCTTTTTTAGAGCAGCAGCCAACTTAGGATCTTTTACTTGTGCAGCTGGTTGAGCAGCGCCAGCAGTTGGTTGAGCACCCGGTACTGGAACGTCCATCTCTTTAAGACGTGTGGCCAATGCCTGTTCCATCATCATGAGCTTGAGATAGGTTGGATTGCGTTCACTAGTGTGGCGTGCCATTGAGCCTTTGTGCTCGCCAAGCAGGCCTTGCACCTTGCGAAGCATTTGACGTGTTTGTCCAGCGTTGAGACGTTCAACGCTGATGCGTGAGCCAAAATAACTTTCAAACGTCTTGGTGATCAGACGAGTTTTTTTAGGTGTGGCTAGTTCTTGCAGTTTCATTTGAGAATCCTCTAAGTTGTATATATTTAGCCGAAGATATACATTTTTCAAGTTCGGCTGTGACAGCAGAATTTAGAGAAACCTTAGGTTCAAGTTTGGTTTTGACCATTTCTCTAAATTCAGCAGATCTACTGAGTTTGCTTAGACCAGTGCGACAAGCAATGTCATTGTCTAAGAATTGTTTTTTAAAGTCCAACACTTTGATCTGTTGCGACAATGAAGCTTGGTTGTTTTTATCGGCTATGCACCAAGAAATTGCTGATCGTTTGCTACCAAAGGATCCCACAAAGTTTGCATAATGCCAAACATTAAACACTTGCTGCTCTGGTGTGATGTGATATTTTCCAAACACCACCCAACCACCTGAGTTATCATCCAAAATCATTTTGTCAATGTTGTGGCGCATTTCACGCTCGGCCCAGCGTTCAAGTTTTTGTTCTCGAGTCATTTGAGTACGTAGTGCGAGACTAACCAGCCAACTGTGCCAGCTAAAAATGTTATGATTCCCACGCCCCAGGAAATCAATTGATTGTTGCGTTTTTCAGACATGGCATGCACAATTTCATGCACTTCTCTAATCACTAGCTTGACATCGTCAATGTCTTTTTGCACTGAACTGATTTGCAGTTCCAGGGCTTTGTATCGCTCGGCACACAGTTCAACGTGGGCTTCAAGACTTTTCTTTTCAATGTCGGTGGTGTCTGCCATAATCAGTTATTTACCGTTTCAAACCAAATGTTCTGGTCAGGACGCAGTACTGTTTCCACAACTTCCTGCTCGTCTAGCCCAGTTAGCATGGGCACTCCATTGCAGTCTTGATGCAGGGCCGCAAAAGGATCATGATTTCCTGAAATACCAAATGTGCTTTCAGCTTCAACTTCAAAGCTAAAACTCCACACACCTTTATCACAGCGCGGGGCCTGAATGCGCTCTGGCTGGCTGCGCAGGCTGATAATTTGAATCAGTGTTTCAAAGTTTCGCTGTTGATTTCTTGCTCTATTCCAGTCGTTTACACTGTTGATTGGTTGTCCAACCTGATCGTCAAATGGGATTTGCCCTATGCGAAAATGCCCAGTGATCCCAGTGGGCGAGCAGTCAAAGAGGGTTTTGCACATATACTTCATCGTGTGATATTTACGGCAAAAAAATACCCCGGAGTTTTTAATCCCGGGGTGGTTTAGAACAAGTCTAAAAATTAAGCAGACAGTTTGAAGCCGTTTGCTGTTGCGCTGTCCAACTGGAAACCAGTGAAGGTAATGTTGGCAGTAGACAAAACTGTAGCAGCATTAGCGAATGCGCCAGTTGGGTAGTATGCAACTGACAAAGCAACTGTGTCAACCTGGTACATCGCAACTGTACAAGTTTGTTGCAGAGCTTGAATAACGTTAGCAACGTATTCTTGCACACCTGACTGACCAGCCATGGTGGTGTTAGCAACCAAACGAACAAAGTCCAGTTTTGGACCAGCTGGTTGAACTGTAGCAGTAGCGCCACTGGTGCTGGTTGAAGCAGCGATTGGACCGTTTTGCGTGTCTAGTGCAAATACCGGTTGTGCATCACCATTTACGGGGGTAATTGAAGCCATGATAAATTTCCTTTAAGTTAGTGGTCCTTGTGGACCTGCTTTTATTTAGCCTTTTGGTAAAAATTACGCCTGTTGCGGATTGTTTTGGGCACGATTTCT